TTCGTGTTGCTCTGGTACTTGATCCTGAAGCCTATTCCAGGCCTTCCACAACCAGTCTGACCGGCCCCCCCGAAAGAGGTGTCGGTAGTAAACAAACTAGTTAGGGTCAGGGTGGTCTGAAACGCGGTTTGTCCCGCAGTCGCAGTAACGACAGCATTGACAGTGGTGGCATTGTTGACACCATAGAACGTTATTTGATCACCCGCGTTCACAGCGCCAGTCACTAAGGCATTGATAGTAGCCGTGACTGCACCTGTACCGCCAGCAAAAGTGTGGCCGTAGAAAGTGTTTCCTGAAGAATCGGTGCCAATGTAAGGATCTTCGACCCAATCTTGATTGGCAAAGTTCTTTCCCATCTTTAGATTTGAAATAATACTGTGCTGGAGTATCATTTGCTTTTCTTGTAATGCCGGATTGAGCGTTCCGGCAACAAGAGGAAAGAGTCCAAACCGAGCATTTTGCTCTTCCAAATTAAAGTTTGGATTCAACGTGTTTGCATAGAATTGGTATGCCCAAAAAGGGTGCACAAGACTAGCTCTCCAAATACCATAGTAGGCACCCGGAGGCTCCACTATCCCAGTCGAGGGGATAAAAGGAACTTCCTGTTCAAGGATCAGCTTAGACATCGCAGTGTGCGTTACATAACCGTCCGGATACCTGATTCCGCCATACAATTCCGGCAGAACGAGTGTTTTCAGATAGTGGTTGACGCTCGCTCGTACAGCCCTCTTCACCTGCTTTACCTTGGGCCCCATCCTGGCCACCTTCACATTCGTGCGAGGTAGGCGAGATTGAGCTGGGAAGCGCATATTCGGCGCAGTGATGATTTCCACCACCGGTCTGGCCCTCGGGCCTTTCCTTCCCTTCGGTTTCCCATTCTTTTTCGTGCTCATAGATTTTTTGTAAGTTTGAAATAGCGATTTTGTGAATTTCTGCTTTTTGCCTGAGATCAATTGCTTTAAGTAGTTGAACAATAATCTCCAATTCCTTAATCTTTCTTCGTTGCTTTTCGAAACTTCTTTCTTTTTCGTACAATTTTTCCAACAGGTCGTCGAGACGTTTAAGTGTGTCGATGATAAGTGTTCGATCACTGATGAAATCGTACTTGTCGGTACAGGCCAGTTTAGATTTTCTGGTATCACAGAACCCTTATTCGAATTCTTTGGGCCCCTGTATTCGCTAGCTAGCAGTCCCGCAGGTGTAAACGCAATTTTCAAGTCATCCAGGTTCAATTCCGGAGCGCCCACCCACTGCCCAATAGATTTCAGTTCCTGACAAAGTTCAATAACAAGGTCAGCGTAGTTGGGGCTGAACGCCATGTTGTGAGCAAGGCCACAGATTCGTTGCGTTCGCTCACGTGCTGAGAGTTTTCCAGCAGTGTAGCACATTGCGTACAACATGCGATTTTCATCATATAATGGTACCCATGTATTATTCCACCTGGCATTGTAACACCCAAGAAAGTGTATCTCGAATGGATTGGAACTACAATGGTATTCTTTGATACCAAAGCCAAATTTGGAGTAAGTCTCTTTAAGATCCTCCTCCCGGAGGTACTCATCGGCATAGTCGGATGAGCATTGTGCATCATCCGAGTAGATTGCTACAATCAGAGTTCTGATCATATGCTCGAAGGTAGGTGTTATCCCCATCTTTTTCGACATTCTCACATAGTGGCAAATAAGGATAAATATATGCATGAGAGTATTGTTGCTGCTAGTTAGCAGTCGCCCACTTTTTTGTGTGATAGCAGTTAGAACAATTTCCCCGTTCGGGAGAATTTCAATTGAGAAAGACGCTTGTTCTGCTAGCCATTTTATATTTTCTACGTCCAGTTCGTCAAGTTCCTTGAACCAAGGGAGCCGTATCTTTACACATACTTGCTCATGTTGTGGACCATAGCATTTGTCCCACCTCTCCACATCCCATCTCACGTACTTTCTCACCCGTTTTGTGGGGTAGGAGTACATAAGATGCTCAATGAAGGTGTGCCAACCACCAAATTCCTTAGTGAAGCCAAGTGCGCTCCACGTATTCAAACAATCATCCATTAAAAAATCTTCAGCCTCCTGATAATACATTTTCTCAAGTAAGAGGTATTCAAGAGGAGGATTTCTAAAAATACGAATTTTATCGTTGAGTATTTGCTCTATTGTGAGATACTCATTCTTAGGGTTGTTGATGAAAACCGGGTGAGGACGAGAAAGGTTTGCTCTATCACAATACCATTGGTAGTACGGTGAATATTCCTTTAGTGCATCTTCCTTGTCACATCCGTAGGGAAAACCAGCCGAAGCTGATGGGTCGAGGACAGAAGCTTCCCAGGGTATCCTGCGGAAGCGATGTTGGTATTTCGCAAACATAGTGTTGACAAGTGCCAGTGCTTCCATCTCCTCATCAGGGGAAATTTCATAGACTGACGCCCTATCAGATTTCTTTAACTCTGTTTGCAGGTTTTGAACCGTTGGTTGAACTATCCCAAAAGCATGGGGGATAGATCGGCCTAACTTTTGTTCAATTATGGGTGTAACAACTGGGTCACGGAAGACGCGAGTCCGCGTCTCTCCTAAATATTGACCCCCCTTGTTGGTATACGCCACATGTTGAACGTGCGAACGCGCTTCAAACTCATAGTTAGGCGAATGAGTTAAGCGCGGAAACAGATGCCTTAAGGGGTGTTGGCCAACCCCCCACGCCCAAAATCCGTTACCATTTGCTGGTCAAAGGCGAGGAAGGCGTTAGTTTCGGCATAAAATTCTTGCCCATGACTATGGACGCCAACAACTTGGCCTTGTTGATTGAAAATAGCAGCACCACTCATTCCAGGTTTGGATGAGTAGTCTGCACAGAGATGTCCCTTCAAGTGAGAATATTGGGACGAAAGTTCCGAAACATTACCGGTACTAATCCACCATTTTGGATTGTTAGGGTCAGTAACATCCCAAGCTGCTATTGTTACCAGCTCACCAATTTTGGCGATTGCAGGATGGTAACTCGAGAACTGAAGCCCAGTAGTTGATTTATCTGCCAACATGAGATCCAAATCTGAGTACTGTTTGAATTTTCCCCTCGTTTCAATAAGACCATAAGGTCCGGGTTTATTTTCTCCAGGTCGAACAAGTTTGTGCTCACCTTCAGGGCCAATATGTTGACATGTAAGAAGGTAGGAAAAGATCGCAAAACAATTACCAATTGACTGGCCAGCCTTCGTCATTGCTTTGACGATGAGTGCCTTTGTTGGCGAAACAGTGGCTGGTAGGACAAAAGAGCCCTTTACCAGGCTCTCAGGTCTTACAAAGTCTTGCATCATTTCCTCCGCAGGTGTGTACTTGTGCTTTGCTGCACGCACACAAGTGTAGATTTCTTCTCCTTCATCTGAGAGGTGAGTTTCGATGAGCTTGCACTCTTTCTGGACATGGGTGTATTTGCAAGGAACACTCCTTGCTGGTAGGTTAATTTCCTTTCCAGTCTTCTTATCCATCACTTTCTTATTTCCTTGGTGGAAAGTGCCGAGACACCCAGGGATAGGACAAGGCTTGTTGAAATCAGTTTCTTCAACTTTCTTACCTTTTGTTTTCACTTCTTTCTCCTTTCCTTTGGTGTCTTTTGGTGCCATCTCACGAATTTGGTCGATATTTTTCTTTTTCCCTTCTCCTCGCCACCGTGGGCCACCCTTTACACGGGCACGCTCTCTCTCCTCACGGAGGATGGAGGCGAAGATTCCGGCTTCTTCTTTCTTAAACTGAGCAAGATCATTGATACCGAAGAACTG